GTCACCGTCGCTGTGACAATTACAAGAGATCCAGCCTTGACATCAATCGTCTTTGTCTCGTCTCGCAAGTCAAATGAACAAGTGGTGATGGTGTCTCGCGAGCCGACCTCCGCAGTGAAGGTCTCCATCAAGATTTTGCTGGTTAGGTCAACCCCGCCGACCGTAACCGACATTACTGCTGCCATTTATGAAACCGTTGGCGTTGAAGAGCCGTTCCTGAGACCGCCGCGTAGCCGCACTTGCGTGCTAAGGCGCTCTGACAGCCGCCGAATGTCTTCGTCTTTCCTGATGCTTTGTGGCTGGAAGTTGTTATTAATGACTACGGAGCCTGACTGCCCGCCGCCCATCAAGCCGCCCGCGCTTGGCGCTGCATCAAATGCTGGTCGCGTAGCGGAAACAGCCATTGCTGCGCTCTGTCGCAAAGCAACGCCAGCGCGTCGCATACCGTCACCAAAGGCGTTGATGGTTCGCTCGCCCCAAGAGTCAATATTGTGCAGCGGAGAGTGTTGCGTTGGCGGAGACTTTGCCTCAACAACAGGCACGAGACCGCGAATTACGCCATCAAGAGTTGTTCTTGCGTAATCGCCGCCCAACAGCATGCCATCAGCGTAGGAGTTCATTGTGCGCTCTCCGTAGCGGAAGAAATTCATTTCTGTTTGCAGTTGTAGAGCCTCAGCAGCCTCTTGCTGCGCGGCGTACATCTCGTTCATTGCATTCTCTGCAACAAGCGTGTATGCAGCACCGTATTCCATCTCGCCCTCAACAGCAGTGTTAAGCACGCCGTTCTCAAGCGCAAAGAGTCGCTCTTCGGCAGTTCGCTTTGCAGCAATAGCGGCGGCAACAATTTCCTGATTGCTGCTTGCAAGAGCGTCAGCCAATTCCTTGCCGTTAAGGAACGCTTTAATGTCTTTCTTTTCTTTTGCTGGATCAACAGCGTTTTTAATTGCGTCTGCCAAAAAATCTCGTGCGGCTGTTACGGACTCACGACCGTCACGCAGCGATTTTGCGACACCGCTCATGATTCCGCTTGTCGCCATAAGCGTTTGAACTTTTGCGCTTTCTGCGCCTTCTGGAAGCGCAGCGAAGTAATCCTTTGCGGTCTCTTCCATGGCTGGGAACGCTTTGTCAATAATCGCTCGCGCACCCTCAACAGTCGCCCTAACTGTCTTTTCTCCCTCTTTTCCAATGTCGCCAACCGCTTTTGCGGCAGTCTTTACTGTGTCCTTAATCGCCCCAGACATATCTTCTGTTTCTTGCGGCAGTTCTACGCCAAGGAAGTCAAGGAACCAACCAACGGCATCAATCACTGGCTTAATAAAGCCCATGATTCCCTCAAAGATTCCCTTGAAAATGCTGCCCACAATGTCAATGATCGTTCCAAGGATGTTGAACTGCTCGTTAAGGTCAACAATAAATTTAATAATTCCGCCAATCACACCAGCAACAAATCCAATAATGCTTCCAAGGATTGCCCACCAAGTTGGCAGTGGCGAGTCGGCAATAAACAGCAGGACATTTACTGCCAATTCCTGTAGGAACCCGACAAATGCCCCGATTCCTTGAGAGACTGCATCAACAGCCGTAGAGACAACCCCAAAGTTGTCTTCTAGCAGCATCAAGACCCCGCCGACTGCAACGCCTATTGCGATAAATGGTGCTGCCGCAGCAACCGCCAGTACGAGTGGAGAAACAAACGCCCACGCAGCCGCAGCAGCCGCGCCAAATCCGCCAGCAGCAACAATTAGCGCAACCGTAACGCCAATCAAAATCGCTGGCATTTGCGTGCCTAGAATCTTAATGAGCGGAACAAGCACTTCCATGAAACTGACACCCAACTGCGTTAGCGTCAGGAATACTGGCACAAGCGCCTCACCAGCATCACGCTGCAAGTCAGCCATTGCCGCCGATGCGATTCGTTGCTGGTTTGCCAAGCCGCCTTGCGTTCGCGCAAAGTCTCCCACCGTCAGGTCAAGTTGTTCTGTCATGACCTTGAATCGCGCCATTACCTTGTCCTGCGCGCTGATTTCTGATTTAGTGTCGGCAAGCCCCATCTCAAGTGCTTTTTCCGCGACGATCAATTCGTTTAACTGCACGCCGACTGTACGCATTGGCAAGTATTCGCCAACGAGACCAGAACGCAATTTGGCAAGCGCCTCGTCCATCTCAATGTTGTTGAACGACGAGATGTCAGAAGCAAGTTGCAAGGTTGCCAGCGACATGTTTGCCGATTCCTCTTCGGTCAACTTCATGGCGCGGAACAGGTTTGCGTACTCTGAACCCATCTTCAGCACTTGGTTGGCTGAAAGACCCATTGTTTCTGCGCCAATCTCAGCCGCGTCAAGAAGGACATGTGCATGCTCGCCAAGCACTGTGTTGGTTTTGGTCAGAGATTCTTGCCAGTCGCGGCTGGCGTTGACCATTGGCGTAATCATTGCCGTGGCTGTCTGGATTGCCCACGCAACAGACTGGAGGTTTTGCAGCGCAAAGAATGCCTTTTGCGCCATGCCCATTTGAGCGCCCGCAAGGGCGTTGACTGGGGCAACCGCAGCGCCAGTGGACTTGGCAAGGTTAGTAACTGCGCCCTGTACCCGACCCAATTCCTTGGACGCTAAGTCACGCGCTGTTACATCAATGCCAATCTGTTCACGCATTGACTACCGACCAGCCTTTCTCGCCGCTTCGTTTTCGGCTTTTCTTTTTGCCGAAAGGTACGCGAGCGCACGCTCTACGAACCAGTGCGGCGCTTCGCTGACATCATCATACGACCAGCCGAACTCTTCGCATAGTAAAACATCTGAGAACCACTGAGGCTGATTAGAAGTCTTTCCGTTGAACAGTGCCGCCAAATCGCGGCTTAGGCTTCCCCCAGCGTTTCACCCTTTTTGCCCTTTTTACCGTCAGCATCTGGGTTTACTTCTGAGAGCAACTTTGGCGACTCCTTGCCAATCTCGCCCATCAAGAACTGGTACACAGGGTTTGGAATCCCGTCCAGCAACTCTTCGCCGCCCTGCGGAGACCATGGAACAAGGTTGCCAACTTCGTCAAAGACACGCCAGTCAACGATCCCGCCGATAATTCGCGCCTTCAGCGCGGCAGCGGTATTCCATTCCATTTCGCCAAGTGAGCCGCCCTTGTCAATGCGAGCATTGCTTCCTGCGGCGATCATTCCCTGAACGACACCGTGCGGCAGGACTCCCCAGAAGGTGATGCTTTCACCCTCAGCGAGCCACTCTTCTGGCTTTACTGTTTCTGGCTTGTCCGCCATCGTAATTGTCCTTGTGTCCGCCGAACGACGAACAGCAAGATTCCTAAACGATCCCATAGAACTCCCCTTTCCCTAACGACTAGCCCCCAGCCCACATAGGCTGGGGTGCTGGTCTTTTTTATTACGACGCTGTGGTGAAGTTTGTCGCGGTGTAAAGCGTGACAACTGCCAACGAAGCGTCTGAAGAATTGTAAAGAGCCTTGCCCTTTACCGTGATCTCTGGAAGATCCGAACCCGTGTCAATCTCCGCGTCCTCAATAAACGCAGTGCCAATCTTCAGTCGCAGGGTTGGAGCGGCGGCTGGCGTACCAATCGTCGTGCCATCCGTAAGCGTGAAGAGGATTTCCAGCGAATCCGTTGCTGCGGTGCGGTACTTGTCGTACTCGCCAACGCTGGCAAAGTCGCAGGTAAGGTCAAACTCAACCATGCGCGCACCCGTTGAGAAGGTATTTGGGTCAACCGAATTGTTTACCGTGAACAGAGGCTTTCGGTTTCGCGTGAAGTTGATTGAACCCTTCTTCAACTTTGCATACGAACCAAGAGCAACGCCGTTGAATGCAACCTGACCCTTCCAAGCAACAAACGGATTGATTGTTGAGTTGGTAAATGTTGGGGCTGAACCAAGCGCGCTGCGCGTCAAGCCAAAGCCGTTGACATTGTAGGTAAGCGTGCCTTCAGCCTCAAAGGTGAAGCCCATCTTGTCTACAACTGCGTCTTTAATCTGGTACGCCTCTGTTGCGCGTCGTGGCTGCGTCGTCTCTAGCGTTAAAGCATTTGGAGCATCTGCGAACTTGAACACCGAACTAAAGGCGCTACCAGCGGCGGTGTTGGTTGGCGTTCCCATTGCGTTAGAAAGCCAGTAGCCAACTGTGTCGTGGTAGACCGCGCTGTCGCCAACCGTCCACTCTTCGTAAGAAACGCCATCGCGCTTCGTAAAGTGGATGTCTTGACCGCTGCGAACTTCCTCAATGGCAACATTTGCCTTGACAAGTTTGGATGAGAAATCTGCCGCTACCGTAGCGAGCGTAGCCGCTGCCGTGCCAACGGCAGACTGGCGACCAACTTTTACTCCAATGCTCACTTGACACCTTCCTTCGCTGTATCAGCGACGACTGGAGCAGCCTTAAACGGCTTCTCCTCTTCATAAAGACCAGTTGCGATCAGCGCATCCGCTTCTCGCTCAGTCACAACAATAACACCAGCGGCGGGGTAGCCGACCACAAAGTCGCCCTTGCCAATATAACGAACGCTCTTTACTGCTTCAGACATGTTTACTCCTAAGTTGTGGTCAGGGATTCAACAACCTTTACGACGACCCTGATCTCGGCATAATGGCACATAATGTCGCCAATCATGACGGGCGACGCATCGTTTGGCAGATCAATAGTAATCGGGTCGTGATCAAGCGCCGTTCCGCCCAGCGAGCGGGCGCTGTCAATTGCAGTTGCCGCCGATTCAAGCAGGTCTCTAAAGGTTCCATCGCTGGACGGGTGCGCCCAAGACATGTGGAATCGGATGATGTAGTTAATCCTTCGGATGGTTTTGACCGACCCGATCCCGATTGATTCGTACCTGCGATCTTCGCCTTCGTACTGGATTGTCCACGCTCGTACTTGTCGCTGCCCCCCAATAACCACCGTCAGCGTCGTTACAAACTGCGCCCAGTCATTCTTTGGAAACGGCTGGTAGTCGTAAACAACGCCAGAGTTAGTAACGCTTTCAATCGCTGTCTTTAGCGCGGAAGCCTGATTTGCAATAACGCCCATGATTACCCCTTCCTTGAAACTGTAGCCATTTGGTTCATTTCTGGGTTTCGCAGCACTCGCGACGCGGCAGCCTTCATGTGCGTCTCCGCCATGGTTTGATGCTGCATCACTGTTTTCTTATTGTACATTTGCGCTCTTGTGCCGTTCTGGGCAATCTTTCGCCCGACAAGGTAGGCAACGCTGTTGATCTCTTTTGCGCCCCTGACCCGCAAAACCCTGCGAACCCAAGTACGCATTGCCTCAACTGGCGGAAACTTACCTGCACCGCGCCCGTACTCAACAAATTGTGCGTAGAGCGAAGCGCCACCAGTCGCGCCCATCGTTGAAGTCACTTCCCAAGTCGTGCGACCGTGAGTGTTGACAAAATTGAACCTAGGCGGCGTGAACAGCGTTGAGTTTCGCAGCAAAGCAGTTGATCCGACTGGCGTGTTGCGTACAAGTTTTGGGTAAAGATAGACAACCCCAGCCTTGGCTGCTTCGTACTGTGCCGCTTGGATTAGTTGCGGGGTGTACTTCTTCCGAAAGCCAGTGATGTCGCGAAAAACAATCTGGATGCGACCAGCAAAACTCATCGGGTCATTTTTCGGTGGAATAGGTAGTCGCGGCTTGGGTCTGGCTGCGAATCCCAGTTAATCCAGTTAGATGCGTGCGGCTTCTCGCCCTCAGCAATGCCCAAGCCATCGCGGTATCGCTTCATGTACATATCGGCAATGTCCGCCCATTCCTTGCTCTTGCTTCCGTAGTCTGTGGTGTCTGCGCCAAGGATCGGCTCGTGCGCTCGTGCGTACTTGTTGCCAATATCTCCCGCGCACATAGAAACAACCAGATCCACAACCGCAAAATGGTCGTGATCAAGAACGGTTGTGCTTGCGGCAGTCGCGGAATAAGTTCTGTGCGTTGTATATGACAGGCGAAGGATGTCGCCAGATGTCGGCGCAACTCGCGTCCAGCGAAGCCGTAGCGCAGAAGCGTTTCCAGCGCCCTGAACAATTAGGTAGTCGCGGTCGTCAACCCACTGTGGCGGAATGTGATCAATTGGCGACTCAAGATGCACGATGCTGCTAAAGCCATCGGTGAAGTCGTTTGGCAGATTAAGGTAAATCGTGCCGTCAGCCGTGAGTGAAGTGATTTTCTCCATCGGGCGGTCGTGCGAATATCGGTAAGTTGCCTTGGTGATGTTCTCTGTGATCTCTGAGTCCGAAAGGAGCCGCGCATCTGCCGTAGCAGTCGTATCACGCAGGACTGCCTTGGCAGAAGCCAAAACATTTGCCGTTGAATACGATCCCATGTGCGCCATATTTTCTCCTTTGGACTTCAGGCGACGACAACGCTAGGGGTATCGTTGCCGCCGCCCGAAGATGAATGAGGGAGTCGGGTCTCGCCCGACTCCCTCATAGTTTACCCCTAACTCGTGCCTAATTAGGCGACGATGTTGCCCTGAAGACCACGGTAATCAAGGACTGCACCACCATAAATGTGGCGAACCTTGTAAGTGATCTTGTCGTTGCTGAACATTGAGCCGTTCGTTGGCTCGTCCTGCACGAACAGTTCAGGCTCTTCGCGTCCGTTGAGGAAGCCGATCTCAATTGTCGGAACATCCATTGGGGAAGCGGAGAGGAACCAGTTGTTTGTGTCTGTCCAGTACGGAACGCTGACTACCTCAAGCCCGTAGGTTCGGGTGTAGTTTGCGTCCGACGGAGCAGCAACGCCAGCGCCCGAAGGCAGGACGATGCTGTTCAAGACAGTGAACACATCATGCTCAAGGTCAACTGGAACAATCAGGTAGCGTGGCGTAATGCCAAGGCGCTTGCTGTTGCTCATGTCGGCTTGCTTCAGCATCTGAAGGCGAGCATTCTTGAGAGCCGTGGCGCTGAACGCCGTCGTTCCAAGGTTGCTGTGTCCAGCGACGAAGAGGGCAGTGCCGTCATAAATGTTGGCATTGTCCTTGTAGAAGTCAAACACAAACTCGTGAAGTGTCTGAGCGGCAGCCCGTCCAAGTCGGCGCGGAATGTCGCGGATTGCGCCAAGGTCGTCGTTCACGATCATTTCCATCGTGATGACCTCAGTGCCACCCTTCTTGCTTGGCGCGTAGGTTGCCTCTTCGTCCGTTGGGCTGGTGAGAGCGCCGTAGGCGCTGCCCTCAGTCACCGTGGAGAGGTTGTTGTACCCACCGAAGCGCACGCGGCGCTGCGTTCGCATGTCGTTAACCGAACCAACGGTTACCAACTTGCGCCACTGGTCAAGGTTTGGCTGGTTGTAGAAGTCCAACAGGCGGCGGGTGATGGAGTCACCAAGGATCTCTGCAAATGACGAGGACGAAAGTGCCTCTGTCAAGCGCGAGCCTTCCTGAATCTTGCCCGTGAAGGAGCGGTCGCCCGAAAGGTCAACATAAAGACCCTTGATGGACTGGTTGCTCTTGCCCGCAAGGATGTTGTACACACCCTCGGTCACGCGCTCCTGCTCGGACTTGACATCGGTCGCAACAGCGCCAGCGTCAACAACGGCAGGTGTGGTTAGGTCAGCAACATAGTCGGCTTCCGACTTAATCGCTGCATCAATCTGCTGCTCGTCAAGCACCTTGCCCTCAGTCGTCTCCCGAACGCGCTTCTTGGCGCTGTCTGGAAGGGTGACACCAGCAAGGCGAGCCTCAACGAGAGCCTTCGTCAAAATCGCGCCGACCTTTTCGGTCACGACCTCAACAGTAGGGGTCTCCGTCTGGTTCTCCACTGTTCCGTTCTCCTTCTGCGCTTTGAGCGCATCAACTGCCTCTGCGAGCAACTGCTCGTAGAGATCTAGTCGCACCCGCTTGAGTTCTTCAGGCAGGACGACACCTTCAGCGATAAAGCGAATTGCTTCATCCCTGTTCATAGTAACCCAATCAACTTGTGGCATTGCTTCAGCACTTGCTACCAAGCGCATAGGCATACCACCCGCAGCAGGGTTGACAACGACATCAACACTTTCAATCGTGTTGATCTTCGTTACATCAATGTATTGCTGGCGCGCTTCTCGCACTACGGATGTTTCACCGTCACCAACAATAGAGAAGCCCACAAGGTCTGGCTTTCCGCGCTTGATAGCGTCCGCCATCATTGATCGGAGCCATGGGGCTGCTTCTGAAATGTGGAAATTGGCAGCAACGCCAGAAACTCGCTGATTCTTCTTGGTTGGATGCGGAGCATCCTGAACCCAGCGAGCGCCTGTGTACCAGCCGACGAGCGACTTTACGCCGCGCTCTTCTGGGTTGTGGTCAACGCCCTTACCAGCAAAGGCACGCGCCCCCTCAAAAAGCGGAACTGATTCCCGCAGAACTGCTTCTGAATACCGCCGTCGGTTTTTGCTCATGCCAGCCTGAATCAACAAAACATCAATGACGCTTCCCGTTGGCTCAACTGATTCCATGATGAGACCTTCGGCTTCGTCGCCGTTTGGAATCTCAATCTCCGCTTCCTCTGGGGCGGCGGGAGCAACTTCCGTGGTCTCTGGGGCGATTTCTACAGTCTCTGGTGCTGGCTCGCCCTCAACGGCGACCGTCAACTCTTCAATTTCTGGCATTCATTCAGTCCTTTTCTTCAGTCTCGGACTCTTTGATAGCAGCCCTGATGTTTAGTTTACATCCACCCTGCGGTCTAATTACGCCCTCAACGATCTCGCAACCATTTGGGCTGACCCAGAACGCGCAGTTAGAACACATGCGACCTTCGTAGGCGTAAGGCGATTCAGTGACATAATTTGCCCCGTCAGTTCCCTTTTGCGTCCACTTCCCGTGCCGCTTGGCGATGGTCTCGTAAGCGTCGTACAAAGCGTTTGCATGCGGAGGCAGCACCATGTTTGCTTCAGCCAATTTGATGTCGTCATCGCCCATTGGGATTTCTTCCCCGACAAAATCGGCTGCGCTTGCTGGGTAAATACTCTGAAGAGCGGCGCTTTTTTCGGATGGCTCTGCTGGAATGTCAATGACCTCATCTTCTGGGGTTTCAGCAACCTCTGCAACGATGTCATCCCAATACTGCGATGCCTGTGGGTTCCTTCGCAGCACATCGGAATTCTGCTTTTCGCAACCGCAAAGCACCTCAACCCACATGGAAATAAGATCTGGGTAATCAACTGGCGCAAGTGCTGTTCCAATTGACTCCTCGTCTACCGCTTCGGTAATAGCCTCGTCAAGAGCCTGAAGCCGCTCCTCATTGGTCAAAATTCTCCTGTCGCCCTCTGGCGTAACCTGCCCTCGTTTAATGACGCGATCCTTAACCCCCCTGCCTTCTGGGGTTTCTACAAATTGTCCAGTTTTTGCATCCCAAGTTGCAGCGACTACATATTTGAAAAGCGGCTGGTCTGGCTGACCAGTCTCCCTGTAAACACCTTGCTTTCCCGTTTTGGGGTCAATAACGGGTACGCGCTCAATGACAACCAACCTATCCCAAGCGGGCGGCTTGCGATTAATACCCTGAACAATTGCGGCGTTGGATTTCACATGTCCATCAGTGATCACCGCGTCTGGAACACTTCTCTTTAGCGGAACCTTTGTTCCGTCTGTTGTTTTAATCTCAACTTCTTTTTTGTTCCTTGTCCTCACTGTGCCGCGAATACCGTCGGTTGGCGATGTGCCGATTCTTGTGGTGATAAACACGCCAACGGTTTCGTGACCAGATCCCTGTGCGCCGTCGTAGATTCCTTTTCGCTTTCCATCAGACCCGTCGCCAGTGCCATCAAAAATAATGTCCGATTTCCTCGCAAGCCCCACCTCTAGGGCGCGCTGCGCGACGACGCTAGACTCCTCATGCACTCTTGCTGCGGCTGTTACTTTTGTCCTTTTGCCAGTAGTGTCTGTGACAATTCGGTCGGCGCGAGCCTCTCCATCTGCCCCCCAAATGCCATGTTTTGCGTGGTCAGAGTTAATCGTGGCTGCTGTTCCCGTCGGGCGCAGTGTTGTTGTGCCGTCTTCGTTTTGCTTTAATGCTGGCTGGGGAATGCGAATCCCAGCATCATCAAGCGCCCGCCGCATCTGCACGCCGTCTGGGTCTGTTTCGTCTGCAAGTTTCTTAAGAACTGTTGTTTTTCCAGATCCGCCACCGCCGCCCATGATGACAAGCGTTGGCTTTCCGTCTTCGCGGACAACGCCGCGATCCTTGACCAGTTCTGGCGTAAGAGTTTGCTGCGATACCAATTTGGTATGAAGCAGTTCTCGCGGCGCAGTAAGTTGACCGTCTGCGGTCGTGTGCATGCTTAATGTGCCTTTTGGCTCCGTGGTCTTTAGCGAAGCAACAGAAGATGCCTTTGCTGCTGGCAAAGAGCCTAGTTCAAGCGTTTGAATTTGCCCAGCGGTGCTTGGCGAAGTGGGAGTGCTTGGCTCAGTAGAGACAATATCAATCCGCTTTGCCTGAAAAAGCGTTGGGTCTTGATATTCCTTGGGGTCGCTTGCGCCGCCACCACCGCCGCTGCTACCCGTGCTGCCAAATCGCCCCCTGCGATCTCGCGGCTGCCCAGCGGCATACTCCAGCAGAATCTTGTCAACGACTGACTCCGCAGCCTCGCGAACCTTGTTGGTCATTTTTGGCGCTACGGCTTGAGCGCCTTGTCCAGTTCCTCCAACTGGGGGTCGCGTGGGCGCGGCTGAAGACTGGCTGCGATCTGCTCCCAGAGCGCCTCCGCTACCTTTCGTCGTTCCTCTGCCGTCATTTCCTTGAGGTTCTCTGGAACCTTGAGGATTACGGGCTTCTCCGATTCGTCCATCACCACCTGTAGGAATCTCCTTAAATGTTCTCAGATTAAAAATACTGATCTGGTTGCGATCTCGTCCTGCCCTTAGCGCAACGCTTCTTGCGTTGGCTGGAAATACTTCCGTCACATCTAAGAATACACGACCAGTCTTAACTTCGTGCCAAATCCCTAAGTGCATTTGCGGCTTCTCAAAAGCCGCCGCGTTCTTTTGCAGGAAGTTGTCAACCATGACAACCCCCTTGCCCCTGTCAAAGAAGTCTGACGCTTGATGGATTTCCCCAGCCACGCCCGTTGCAACTGCGTAGCCGCTCTTGGGCTGCTGCCCTGTCAAAATTACTGCGTCGTCGCCAATTTCGTTAATTGTTACGCCCGCTGGGATGGTTGCTCCACCAACCGCCCCTGTCTGGGCAACTGCCGCCGCAGGGTCAACCACACCCCCACCGCCGCCACCGCCGCCAGTGCCTGAAAATCTGCCCTTGCGATCCCTTGGTTGCCCAGCCGCATACTCCAGCAACGCCGCCTCAGCCACCAGCGCCGTAGCGCCGACAGAAACGACAATTGCCTCTAGGTCTTCAACAAACTTTTCTTCCATTAGTCTGGGATCACCGTCAACTGAACCAAAACGCTGCCCTCCCTGTCTCCGCGAGTAATTTTATTGACCTTAAATCGCGTGTTTGGTGGCAAAAGCACTTCGCTCTCCCTGTTTTGACGAAGCCAAGTTCCTCGTGGGAAATTAGCGCGGGTGTGTTCAAAGTTTAGCGCCCTGCTTCCTTTTGGAATCGTAATTGAAACCATGACGCTGGTAGAGAAGTTTAGCGCAACCATTGGGTTTGTCGTTGTTGCTGTAAACTTTGGAATGACGATCTCTCCGCCCACGCCAGCCCGCGTTGCGGCAGTAATAAGCGCAGATTCCCCGCGCTGAAGTTTCACGCCGCGCACAACTTCCATGTCTTCTGTTGTCCTTGACCTTGAGGCTAGGTCGGTAAGCACCTTGGCATGCGTTCGGTCGGCGGGGGTGATCCTGTGTACGCCCTTATTTGGGTCGGTAATGATTGTTTTGCCTGTTACCGCGCCCTGAATTGCCTTGTAGCCAGTGCTGCTGTTCCACACCGAAAGCGCAAGCGTCTCTTCTGGCGTTGTAGCAATTTCTTTGCCCGTTACCCTAATCGGGGTGTCGTCGTAAGGATTTTGCGTGCCTGTAACCCAGCCATTTTTAGTGTGTTCTGACTTTGACTCTAAAGTCTTTGCTTGGTCAATGGCTTCGCGGGCAAGCAAGTCTGCTGGGCTTTCGGGCGTAAGCGCGCCCCCGCCGCCACCACCGCCGCCAGTACCAGAGAACCGCCCCCTTCGGTCTCTGGGCTGACCTGACGCATATTCTACAAGCGCGTCATGAGCAACTGAGGCGAGATCACCGTCAATCGCCCCCATTTGCTTAAAGAACGATCTTGCGTCCGTGCGAAGTTACAACGATGCGCGTGTCGCCATCCTTGCGCTCCGCAAGAACGACTTCGCCTTCAGCCAGAACAAGTTCAGCCTTCTTGGACTGCTCCTTCACTGGCGCTACCTGTGGCTCCTGTGCCTCCGTCGGCACTACCTTGTCCTTGGACATTTCGGTTCTCCTTTTCTTTTTGCCTTCTATTTTCCCAATCTGGGTAGACGAGATCAACCACCTCCATAGTGGAGAGCGGCTTACCGTCCAGCACAATAATAGCCCCTCTTCGGTTGCGAAGGTAGAACGAAGCAAGGCTGGCAATGTAGCGATTTCCCGCCTCATACGAGAGTGGCTCTGCTGTAATCCAGTCTTTTACGCCGTACAAGTTCAGTTCTGCTACCAACGCACCCAGCCGCCCCGTCGCTCCAGCGTGGAGCGTGCAAGTGGCGCTATCCTCTGAGCGCACCGTGCCGACCAACTCCCAGCCAGAATCAAGGCGGTCGTTATCTTCGTAAATTTGAATTTCCAGTTGCATTTGTCTTTCCCTTCCTTATGGCTCGTCGCTAAGTGGCAACGCTGGGATCTGACCCTCAATCCGATTTGGGTCTTGTCGGACTTGCCTTTCTCCTGTTACTGGGGTAATTGCTGCGTCAAGCAGCGACTGCCCATCTTCAAACGCACCACGAATAACTTCGTCTGCGTTTGGAGACATTGGGTTATAGGCGGCGTACTCAAAGGTTCTTTGAT